GTCCTTTGGTTTAGAAAGCTCCTCGAGCTTTTTGTCGTACGCTCCCTTGAATTCTTTCAGTTCGTTACCGATGTTCTCAATTGACTCAAGTATTGCTACGTTTTCCATGGTGTACCCTCCTTGATGATCTGTGAAATCTGTTGCAGTTTTTTCTCCACTTCGAAAGAGTGAAGTCGCTCCTTAGCTTCGTTAAGTAGCTGTTTTAGTTCGGCAACTGCGTTTTTGGCTTCTGTGAGTGACGTTTCAAAGGATTTCGAGAAAGGTTCAAGAATCTTCTGGTATGTGAGAGGGTCTAATTCCACGCCTTTGCTGTCATATGCAGCTGCGAGTGCGGCTGGATTGGCAGGAACGTTTACGCAAGAAAGTTCCAGAAGCTCTTGCTTGAGAAATTCAATGCCTGTGTCATCTTTCCTGAACTTGTAGTCAATTGGCAAGAACCCAACGCTTGATGCTCTGAGTATCTTGTGCTTGTACAGATTGAAAACTAAGTCAGAAAGGTCGTACACGCCTTCAGGTGGGAAATCAAGGAGGAACATCAGTTTCTTGTTCTCGACCTTAGTCTCCCTCGACCGAGCTATTGCGGGGGTTCGATGCTGATGCCCCCAAAGGACGACTGGGTTTTTCTTGTAGTTCTTGAGTTCCCAACCGTCTTGATGTATAACGTCTCCTAGCCGATCTTCGGCTTGAGTGCTTCCAACCATGCTGATAGTCCTTGAACCGTTCTCTTCCTTAACGTCAATCTCCGATTCAAAGTCCGAGTAAACCTTCCTTATAGGGATCTCTTTGCCTACGAGCAGGTCGGTAACGTCTTTGGTGTCAAGGTCAAGCCCGTCGGGAATTGCGAACTCTATGCTTATTCCAGATCCGACGACGTTCAATATACCTTCTTCGACAATTACGGAGTCTTCATTCACTCCAAACAGTTCAACCGCTTTTTGCTTTAGCGAGTCGAGTTTCAAGTCATCACCTTCTTAGGTTCTGTTTTTGCTGGTTCTTCATTCTTCTTGAACGGTTTGTCGCCCCATTCAACTGGGGGAAGTCCTAACTCCTTTCTCACTTCATTGATCGTGAGAACACTCCTGTCTAGATATGCAGTGTGTTTTGCGGTCTCGACCATCGTGTTCTTCGGCACAACGCTGTCAAATGAGAAAACGAGGTTTGAAGTGCCTTCGCTTTTTAACAGGCTTCTCGTTAGAGTTTCTTCAATCATTCCTAGGAGAGGGGTTATCGTTTCTTTCGAATAGGTTATGTCAAGCTGTTCGGCGCTCGCCCTGTTTACGTCTTCAACTATCCCGAGCTTTGCGAGAGGTACACCGAAGATTGCGGCAATTTCCTCTCGATTGAATTTCTTCAGTTCGAGTAGTTGCATGTCTTTCATGCTCATTGTTATGGGCTGGAATTTGACGTTGTTTTCGAGAAGCAGCACTTTATGAGCGTTGGACATTCCCCTGTACTTCGTGTCGATTTCCGCTCTCAATCTTTCGTACTGCGTCTGGCTTAAAGGTTTCTCGGATACGATTGCAGCGGAAGGAACAGCAGAGTTCTTGAAAAATCTTCTGCTCCATGTTGCCGAATAGAAATAAGAATCAATTGATGGGGCGGCGGCTGAAATTGGAGACAGTCCCCTGAAAGGTCGTCTGGGGTTTGGTAGTTTCACCTGCATTACGTCTCTCATCTCGAGACGTATCTGCCGTAACACTCCCTTTTCGTCAGTTGTTCTGTATATCCAGTGAGATGGCCAGTTATTCTCCAACTTCAATTCCATCTTCAAAGGGTTTAGTGGTGACAGCCCTACAAACCTGCCAAATTCGTCTCTTATCTTCCACCAGTTTGATTCGCCTGTAAGCTCTATAAACTGCGCTAGAAGAAAGAAAAATTCGTTCTTTGAAAGAAATGGATTCGGTTCATGAAGCAAATCGAGGATTGGGTGAGAATCTATTTCCTTCCATTCGCCTTCTGTGTTTGTCTGATAAAGCCGCAAATTAGCAGACATTACAGACATTGCTATTCTGCGAATGCAAGCGTAAACCCATGAGACTTGTTCGTTAGCAATGAGCGGTCGATGCTTGAAGTGTTCTTCGGATTCAACTAACTCTAGCAGCGGCTGCCAGCCGGGCTCAATATATGTCTTGCCGAAAACAGAACCGAACGCTCTGGCAGCCTTTTGAAAGATATTCACTTGATCGCCCCCTCAGACCATTCGTATTCGAGGTTCGGTATCGTTCGAAAGCCCCCAGTAAGCAAGCGCAAGACCTATTACACAGTCGTCGTGATGACCTGCTGGTGCGCTCATACGCACCTTGCCTGTCGCTGTTATGTCGTACTGATATATGAGAAGTTCGTTGATAAGAACTGGAATGTTGGGAATGGTCAGTTTTCTTTGTTCGATTCCTAGCGAAAGGTTGTTGATAATGTTCTGCTTTGTCTGATTAGTGAACTTGATGCTCTCTATCCAAATTTCTTTGCTCAAGTCCTCATAGATAGGGTCTCCGACACCTGTGCTGTCAAAGAACACCTGCGCGCCTAATTCTCTTGCAGCGGAAATAATCCTTCCTTTCTGGAGTTCCCAATCGATTTGATTGAACCTGTCGAAGTAAACGAGTTTAGGTTCTTCATCTACTGCCGCAATGACTGTGAAATCTTCATACTTCGCAACGTCAACGCCCATCTTCACTGCGCCTACTATTTTGTCTGGGGAAAGGGGGAGTGAATAATCGCGCACACATTCGTGAACGTTTCTGAATACTCCTCCACCACCTTCTAGGAATTCAGCTTCTACCTCTTGCTTGTAAACTCGTTCAGGAAGGGTGCGTCTTAGCTCGTCTATCTCTTCGGGGTCGATGTAGGGGTTTTCAGCAGTTGACATTTTCCACGACTCATAGTCCGTCTGGCTAGGGTCTTGTCCTCGAGTCCACAGTTCAAAGAACCAATTCTTTCCTTTCGGAGTTCCTATTGCGATTAGCCTTCCTTTGTTGTCTGAAAGGGCAGGTCGAAGAGCTTCTATCCACGCTTCCCTCTGCACCAGTGAAGCCTCATCTATGACCAGGAATCCCAATCCTTCTCCTCGCAAGTTATCGGGTCGCTCAGCGGACTTGAATTCGATAACCGCTCCGTTTTTCAGCGTTATTGTGAGTTTCGTGGCGTTCAGCTCTCTGATCGCGTCTTTGAATACTCTTCTGATCGCCTTGAATCCTATGGTCGCTTGAGGATAGACAGGCGCTACCCACCACGTTGTCACGGTTGGGTTCTCCCACGCGAACTTAACTATTTCGTTTGCTGCCATGAGAGTTTTGCCAAACCTTCTGCCGCAAGACACAATCCTGAATCGAGCTTGTGAATTATGAATTTTCAGTTGAGCATCGTGAGGGTCGTAAAGGATAAGCTCTTTGATAACATCAGGAGTCGTCTCCCTCTTCTTTCTTTTTCGCAAAGGTGGCGACGTATTTGACATTGGCATTCATCTCCACTTCTGTTCTCTCTTTCTTTCCGAAGTGCTGAGGGTATCTTCTTTCAAGCCACCACGCGGCAGCCTGCCAGCTTTTCTTTGCGGCTGATTGAATGAGCGCGACGTTTCTTGCGACAGCTTCCGCTTCCGCTTTGTCGATCGCGTCATATAGCTCTTTGTAAGGACCCTTGCTATCTTTTTTCCCACGGGTAAGCCAGTGAGAGAAGGTATCTCTATGAATCCCCAGAGCCTGAGCGGTATGCTCTCGGGTATTTCCAGCAACGATTAACTGTGATGCTCTTTCAATCATCACGTGAGTAAGTTTTGTTTTCATGTAATCACTTCCTTCAGACCAAATCAGACAGGCACATTCCCCCTGTCCTTCAAATGCCTAGCCAGATAAACGAAAGGCGTGTCACATGCCGCTACAATCCATTTCAAGATGTAAGTCGACCAGAATATCTGCCACCATACGTCGGCAGTGAAAACGCCAGCGAAAGCAATTGCGGTAAACACAGTGGTGTCTATGAACTGCGAGATCATCGTACTTGCGTTGTTTCTCAACCAAATGTGCTTCTTTGCAGGGAATCTTTTTCTCCAGAATTCGTATGCCCAAACGTCATGCAACTGAGAACACCAATATGCAGAAAGGCTTGCAGCAGCTATCCTCGGCAGAATTCCGAAAATAACCGCTAGGTTATTTTGCGCATAATCCGAAGCATCGGGAATAAACGCGAGTGCGATTTGCATTATCAGAGTGGTGCAGATGAGCGAGAAGAAACCAATGTAAACTGCTCTCCTTGCTTCCTTCTTGCCGTGATTTTCCGACAAGATGTCTGTCGCTAAGAAGGAAGTTGCGTAGACGATATTTCCTAGCGTCGCCACCATTCCAAAGATCGAAACAGTCTTGAGAACCTGCACGTTAGCAATAATTGTTGAAATTGCCACCCAGACGTAAAGACCTGTCTTACCCCACATTCTGTATGCAAGGGTGATAAGCGAGAAGTTAGCGATGAGCATTAGTATCCAAAGCGTCTCATTCATTTGTTGCCCTCCGTAGTTTTATTAAGCGGGAGTTTGCGAACCGCTTGATTGTGTACCGCTCCAAAGCTCGCAAAGAATTGTCTGAAACTTGCACCATGTTGCCGCGCTCTGCTCGTCCCTGGTCGCGTTCTTGAACCCTAAGTTTTCTAGTTTTCCGTACCTATCCCTCCTGAGTTCAATTCCGTTGCGCAAATGGAAATATGTTCCGAATTTGGAGCCCATTATCCACGAGGAAGAATCGACAGAGTCGAACGGAAACTTGTAAAGAAGATTCGATCTAGTGAAGCCGAAACCATGAATCTGGCAGTTGTTGTCGTGCGCTTCCTTAATGAACCAGCCTATGTACTTGATCGGCACTTCCATTTCTCCGCTTTTCGTAACGAATCCGGAGAACCCTACGTACGGATAGTTGCGCACCATGTGTTTGTAATACTGCTTTCCTCTTTCCCTGTGCCAAACTACGATTGGAGGCTTGCCGACTATTTCAGTCATCTCCTGCCTCCATTTCTCGACTTGCGGCATTCCTACTTTTGCCTCAATGTCGAGTTCTACATATTCGTCAATCCACGGATTGTTCTTAACGTACTGCGCATACTCCCTAACGAATCGGTCATAGTCGGTTGAGTTACCTTCTTTCTGAAATGTATGTGCGCCCGAATCAAGTAGGAAGAAATCTTTTGCGCCAATAACCTGTGTCATAACCGCTGGTTTCATCTTCAAAATGTAGAGGTAGGAAGAAAGCCAGAACCTGCATTTGTATTTCAGAAGAAGATCGTATTTTCCTTTGCCTTCCCACGCTGCAAGACACAGCCTCATTTTCCTTTTACCTTGTACTTTATTTCGTTTGCCTCAAGTGTTTCGGCAATATCCTCCAGTTCAGATTCGCTTTCACACTCTATTACTAGAGACAACTTACCCGAACCGCTAGAATCGAATATGTCATCTGGCGGTTCTAATGGTTGGAAATCCCTGATTAGGTTCTCTATCTGTTCGAACGAAAACCCAGTGTCCTCAATGTTGATCGCTCCTGTATCAAGCTCTACAAGCAACTCCTTAAGTTTCGGGAAGTCCCACTCTCCCTCCACTTTGTTCAGACGAATGTTAATTATCTTCTCCCTATCCTCATCAACGTCTATAAGGTGTACAGGAACTTTCTTAACGCCCAGTTCTTTTAGCGCTTTTAACCGCTGGTTGCCCCCCACAACGAAACCAGTTCGCATATTTACAACGATAGGCTCCAAATATCCGTCGTCCCTAATCGATGCTTTCAGCTGTTCAAGCATTTCTTTAGTGATTTTTCTGGGATTGTAAGGTGCAGGGAGAATATCCTTGATGTCCATTTCAACTAGCTCATAACTTAAATTCATTCGATCACCTCAATGCCTTCCATCTCCGCGTTCTTGATTGCCATTTTTTCCTTCCACTCTTTCAGTTCCTTGTGAGCTTCCGCTGTTGGTTTGGGATTATGAACCTCGAAGTGACACTGCCTGCACAGAAACACTAGATTCACAGGGTGGTGAGGGTTGTCGTTGGGAACGTTAAGCCATCTGGGTGTTCTAACTCTTCCATAGATATGATGAACGTGTCCTTCGGAAACCCTTCGCCCGCATCGTCTGCAGATGTTCTTATCTCTCGCAATTACGTACTCTCTGCACTTTATTGGTTTCATTCTCATAGGCAAAGAAAAGTGATAGCCTCAGGGTTGACGCTGAAGCTATCACGGTTGAAAGGGGTTACTGCCTTACAGGAGGATCGCGGTCGCGTGTCATGCAACCGCGATTTATGGTCTTATCGCGTGTGCTATTACTGTTGATGAATAGATAAGAATGAGTACGTCCGTGCTTAATAATGCACCCTACTTGAGAATTGCTGGCAATTGTCTCTCTAAGGAGTCTTCTTAGCTTTTTGTCACACTTTTATAGTCACGGAGCATTCTGTCGAGCGAACGAAAAGAAGAGTTCTGAAGGCATATGCTAGACCTTTTCACGTGTTCAAGCATTGCCATCTGCTTCAGTTGCCTTTCCGCACACGCTTCTGCAGCTCTTTGTGCTTCCCTGTTTATAGTCATCGTAACCCTCCTTACGTTTGAGATAGATTTCCAATCGAGGGTTGTCTTTGTCATACATAACCTCCATAATCCTAGGAAGAATGTATCTGTCATTCTCGTATAAGATCCCCTCAAAGGCATCTAGCAGTACTTTCAGCATATTTTGGGAATCTCGCATTAGGCGATTCGGAAAGAAGAAGTAGAGTTCCATAACTAACCACTCGTTGCGAGATAGCGACCACTCTTGTTTCCTCTTCGCGTAGACTGCCCTGTACCCTGCATCTATCTGCCAGTCCTTTGCTTCCTTTGTGAGTATCCGTTTTCTGTTGTTCGTGATTATATACGCGTGGTTTTCGGTAGGCGGCAGCGAGACTATGAATTTCATACTGACCTCCAAAGCAAAAAGGTCGCTCAAAAGAGCGACCTTCTCGGGGTGATAGTCAAGGCAAAGGCAAACAAAAACACGGAGACCTTAGTCTCCGTGTTCCTTCGGCAATCATAGTGATTATACTACGCAAATGCACGGAAAGTCAAATTGTTAATTATCGTTAGTTAATACTCCCGAACATATTCGTTCATGTAATCATGCAAATCTTCCCATGAAAAGCCGAGTTTCTCCCACCCAGAGATCATTCGATCTCTGAATGTGGAGTAAGGGATAGACAGCATTGCTGCTATCTCCCTTGAAGAAGGTGGTTTGCGGACATTGTTTACTTTGGTGCAAGATCGATCTATGAGCCGCCAATAGAGTGCTTCACGTTCTTTGACACTCAATTTATTAAGTAGCCAGTCCAGTTTGTACACCGCTGACAAAGAAAGCATCTGTTCTCCTTCCTCGACTATCCTTGCCACGCGAAGCTGATCTTTCAGTGACGAAATTCGCGAATAAGACGGAGACAAGGGCGAAGCTTCGAAGTCTATCTGTCCGTCTTTGAAGCAAAGCGTCACAGGCGTGCCCAGAACCCTGCCCCACAAACTTTGATAATTCCTCATTACCCAAAGCAAATCCCCTGAAGTGAAATCGTTAGAGTAAACAAACCTTTCCAGCGATCTCATCACGGCCACCTCTCGGGATTATCACGACAGCAAATAGACATTTGTACCTCCCACTAGAAAGGGATCTCGTCGCTCGAATTGTCCGAACCGAAGAACGTAATGTCTTCTGGAGTTTCACGGTGCGAGTATCCTTGTTCGCTTTCAGGTGAAGATTCCAGAGTCCTGTTCTTCGCTTCCATAAACCTTATATCTCTCGCCACAACCTTTGCAGATGTTCTCATTGTCTCGTCCTTTGCTTTGTACTTATCTATGTTGAGCGCACCAGTTACAAGGACGAGCATGCCTTTGGTAAGGTAGTTGCCTACGAATTCTGCTCGCTTTGCAAACGCAACGACAGGGATAAAGTCCGTCGCGTCCGTCTTTCCGTCTCTGTTCACAGCAACGGTAAACGTTGCTATTTGTGTTCCGGTCGTTGCGAATTTCACCTCTGGATCTTTTGTTAGCCTTCCGATAAGAACAATCTCATTGAAACTTTGCGCCACACCAATTCCTCCTCGTAAAATCGTTTCTGCTGCATTTTTCCTTTTGCCTGCGTGTTTGATCGTTTGCTCAGAATGCGTTGAAATTCATCAATGTTTGCTTGCAGATTCACACGGATTTAGCCTTGAACTGGTTTTTACGTACCAGTTTTCTGAATCTCCGTGTTTTTCATGAACAGCATCTAGAGCTTTATGGTGAGCTTCAAAGGTACTCTCTGCCCCGATGGTAATGATTTCTGTTTGATTGGTTGTAGTACACCTTAATGTGACTTTGTACATTCTCATATTTTCTGGATCTCCAGCGTGATTGGGTCGATGCGCTTCGTGTAGTCGACCAGAATTGTTCTTGACGTAAGTTCTTTTCTGACTATGACTGGGCAATACATTGACTCAAATGGAAAATCCGCTGCAATCTGGAATCGAAAAGACTTAACTCTTTCGAGGACCTTTGTTAGGGTCATGCCTGGCCGTTGTGTTTCACCAGACATTATGAAGATGTACTGCGCTCTCTGGACGTTTACCTGCCCATCGTGTATTATTAACCCCATAGCAGCCCTAAGTGATGGGTCGTTACCGCTTACAGAAACTCTGTAATGTGACGCAGACACCCTGTAAATGGACGCGAAGGCTTCCAGCTTCTTAGAAAGCCTAACTGAATCTGCATTTGAAACGTCGTCGATCTCCTTATCTCCTTTAGTGAATCCAAAGTTACGCGCCATTGTTTTGTCTTGTATCCCCAGTTGAGCACGCAGCTTAGAAACGTAAGATTTGCTTACCCCTAACTCTTTGGCGGCGTGCTTGTTCTCTATTTCTGGGAATTCGAGAAGCAAGGCTTTGAACTTTTCGAGCATAGTAATCTTGCTGTCGTGTTGTGCGACCGCGTCCCATGTTCTGGCGTTTGATTCTTTCAGCCTTTCCATTTCCGTTTCAAGTTTTTCAAGTCGCGCTTTCAACTTTGCGTTCAACTGCCGCCCCTCCTTTTCCCAGCTTTACGTGCAGCATTTCTGGATTTTCATACACGTTACCGATTACTTCTGCATCTTCTTTTACTTCCGCAAGAAACTTTTCTTCGCCCATCAGCCCGAGTTCTCTCACAGCGAACGCGGCTTTTGCTGGCTGGTAGTAAACGACACCCCTGCTTCCTTTTACGCTTAGTATGTCCTCTGAGAAAATCATCTCTCCGTTCTTGTCCGTAATTCCCGACGACTCCATCAGGAGGAATTTCCTGTCTGTCGGATTACGCTTTGAGTTGACTAGAGTCTTTATCCCTTCCGGCAGACGCACCTTCACTGAAGTCTCTATTCTGGATACTTCCACTTTCTCTGTCTTGAGCATTTTCTGTCTTGTCAAATCCCATACTCTGAATTCCCAGTTCATTAAATCTCCCCTTTCTCCTCGTTCTTTATTCTCTCGAACAGTGTCCTATTAAGAATGTTGGTGGCCGTCCTAAAGTCAACCGCAGAAAGTTCTGTGAGAAACTCAAGAATCACTCTCTCGGCCTCCTGCGCGTAACGTTCCATGATCTTCTCAGCGACCCTCAGAACATCGTACGTGATGTCTCTGTTGCCTCTGTCAAAAGATACGAACACTTCTTTTCCTTGCGAAGTGAATTCCGCTAACGATTCAATCGATGAGAAATCGTGCTTGCTGAACCCCTTTCGCGGATCGTAAACGATTGAAAATACATCAAGCTGCAACTCACACCTCCTTCATTCGTCGAGTCCAAACAATAAGAATTGGTTTGTGTCCATTCCGTCAATTTCTATGTTCTTGAAAACAGGCTGAGCGATAACACCTTGAACTTCTGATTCCCTAAGGAACCTCTTGCATAGTTGGTATGCCTCTTTTTCCGCGTCGTCCTGACAATCTCCAGCACACCTCACAAGCCTTGAGGTTTCTCCTTTGATTAGCTTCACGGAGTCAACTACAAGTGCCATTCAATTACCCCCTGTTCACGCTCTTTTGCACACTGAATCCGTCTGGATATCTGTTCCTGCGTTTCGTCACGTTCTGAGACATGATCTGATCTAGTGTCATTCCTATGGTGTCAGCCATGTACGCGACGTAGAACATTACGTCTCCTAGCTCCTCCGCTATTTTCTCTCGATTCAAAGAATGCCCCTGAAACATTGCTTTCTTAACGATTTCTGCCACTTCTCCTGCCTCGCCTGTTAACCCTAGCGCTGCATTCGTTATGTGTTCGTTTGGTTCCAGGGTTTTGTTTACCGTCCTGATTACGTCCTTTGTGAAATGATCTGTCTGCATAACGACCTCCTAAAGTCTTTTCCAGCTAAAGAACAGAAAGAATAATGTCGCAGGCCACAACAAAGACAACAGAATTTGAGATAGAAACGCAATAGTCGATCTCGGTCTGTGCGCCACGAAGAATAGAGCAAAAAGGATTGCCGCGACTACAAAGTAGAATGTTATCATTCGCCTTCATACCCCATAATGAAAGGTGTAAGCTCCTCAAGAAGCTCTTCATACGGAGCGAAGAAGTGCTTCGTGAAGAAGGACTGCGCTTCAAACAGTTCTTTTATCCTAGCCACCATTGATTCTTTCGAGTTGGTAGCAAATGCGAAGTCTTTGTTCTGGCCCATTAGAAAAAAGAAGATGTAGTATCCCCCCAGAAAGGCGATCAAATACCCTCTGCCTTCTCTTGACTTTGCGAACAGTACCCTGAGCCTGACTTCGTCCTCTAGCATCACTTCTTTTGCACATTTCGGGCAATAGCCTTCTTCTTTGTAGTCATACAGTTGAGGAAAGCTCATCTTTGATAGATCGAGTCTTGTCTTGCACTTAACGCAGATCTCTTTCTTTTTCGCTTCTGTTCTAGATACTCCGTACAGTTTCTTGTAATAGGTGTCGATCGCTGCATTAGCTACTGCTTGAGCTATGTTGCTCATGTTCTCCTCCTTCCAACTGCGGTTGCCCTGTGAGTTGGGCTATAAGCGCTTTAACTTTCGGATCATTCACAATTAGCGCCTTCTTTTCTCTCTGCTCGAGACCTTCATATATCCGTATGAATTGAGCCCTAATCACAGATACGTTCTGCGGTGTCATCTCCCTTAGCTCGGTAGCGGTAAACGCTTCAAGTGTCCTGTTGATTTTCCAATCTGGATAGTTCGGCTTTCCCCAGTAGAAATTTCCTGCCTTTATGTCCGCCCTTACTATTGCCCATGCTTCCGCTGCCATCAATCTAGGTTCGCTCGCAAACGCCGCTTCTCTTATGTCGGCAGGTTTGGGCGCGAAGTGGAACGTCTTCAGAACAGTCGTCACTCCTGTCTTGAATTGCTCGTCCGTCAGATCGGACAGGACTTCGTACCACATCCTAGAGATCGCGGGCTCATTAACTGCCTGCTCAAGTTCCTTCCATACGTTAGAAAGACCAGTCATTGCTTGCACAAACGCTTTCTTGCTTAACATCGTCTTCCTCCAGTAAGGCTTTCAGCCCTGCATATTTCTTTCCGTTGTGGTAGTTGCCCTCCAAAGTCTTGTAGAAAGTGCTTTCGGTAAGAAGAAAGTCGAATCCTGCTTTGAAGTCGCTTGTTTTTCCCATGAGGAACTTTGAATCACGAACGTGATTGAAAAACTCAATCCAAAAGTCGAGGGTGTTGTACTCTTTCCACCTTGCGTTTATCATCTTCTTCCTTTTGTCGGTGAGTTTCGCCACTCTGGGAAGTTCAGGTAAGATCGAATGGTAGTATTCCAAAATCTTGTCATAAGGCGGTTTTCCGTTCTCGTGCTGCAAAACTTGTTTTTGCGTAAATGTTTTTTCTTTCTCTGTATCTTTATCTTTCTCTATATCTTTATCTATATCTATATCTCTGTCACAATGTGACGCGTTTTCTACGTCACTTTGTGACGGCAATTCGCGAACATTCACGTCACATTGTGACGCGCTTAGTTCGTTTGATTTTTCTTTCTCCCTTAGCCTTCTCATTCTCTGCGCTGAATCAGTCTCTGAACCCAGTAACTCTTCAACTTGCTCCATATAAAGCATTCCGTCGTCCAGCTTAGTGGCAAGGCCTAGTTTCTGGAAAGCGGAAACAGCTGACCTTACTATGTCTATGTTCGTGTTAGTAATAGTTGCAAGCATTTTCTCATTGTAGGGGTATAGAGTTCCGTTAAGTTCCATGCCAACAAGCCCTTTGTGATTTATGCTTTTGAGGCGAAGTTTCAGCAGGAAGATTACATAGTCCTTTCCATTATCCATTTCTTCCAAGAGCTTGATTCTATCGTCATCGAAGAAGCTGTCCATTAGCTTGATCCAGTAGAACCGCTTTGCCATACAAGCCTCCTTCGTGGTATAATAAAAGCACTAGATTGATTTGCCAATTCTTGTGAACAGAGGGGCGCGCCAACACCCCTCTTCTTATATTTCGTCAAGATTGCTCACGAGTTCTTTCGCACCGTTACCCTTTACCTCTGCTGCCGTCTCCTCGGCAACTCTGAAATCCGTAATCATGTCTGCATCTTCCGCGGACACACCGAGAGGGAAAGCGAGTTCAAGCGCGTGAGCAAGAGCTCTCTTTCTTCCCATGTCTGGTATGTAGTCCTTCCTGAACACATTAGCAGGAGAAGCCTTTCCGTAGCCTTCGTACTCCACGCCAGACTTTATGAGATGAACTGTGCATTTGAATTCCCAAATACTGTCCTTTGAACCGTCCTTTATCATTTCGTAGCGGACTGAGAAGTCTATCCCTTGTTGCCTAGCGTAGAACCTCCTGCCTTCGATCGTTATGTAAACGTCGCCAGTTAGCGGAATCACATGCTCGATGGGTCTGAGCCCGAATTTCAATTCTTTCTCTGCCATTTCTTTCAAGACCCATTTCACAAGAGACTCGTCAATGCCAGTCTGCTTCTTCATCATCTCTTTTGTTTTCCACATGACTCCGAGACGCAGATACTCATACATCTTGTTGATTAGCAGCGCTTCGTACTGTTCGAGAGACACTTTAGCTCCACCGTGAAGCGTTATCTGAATCTCTTTCTGTGCCTGTCTCAATGCTTCCATATTGATGTCCATTCCCAACTGAGAGGCGAGGCGTTCTATCTCACTCCGCTCCGCAGTCTCAATTGCGTTCTTCTTTGCCTGTTCCTCCACAACTTCTTTTGCCTCTTCCGATTTGTCAGTCTCAAGAGGCTTCTTGCCTGTCAACCTTTCACCCATACTTACACCTCCACTTTTTCTTTAACTTCCGATGCTGAAACCATTTTGACGTTGCACGTTGTCTTGAACCTGAGCATTTCTCGAATTTCAAACGGCATCTTTTCTGTCACACCAGGGGGCAAATCATGCGAAATGCTTATGAATTCAGCCCCACCATTTTTTGCTAGCCAATCCGCAACTGAAGCGATGTTCTGATCTTTTACCAGCCCCGAGCCTTTTACTTCGCACTTCAATGTCTCGACAGGCATGAGATAGCTTTCGTCCGTAACACGGAGCGCCTCTCCTGTCTCTTTAACGTATTCCCTCGCTGCTGCCATAGTTTCGTTTGCGTTTTCTCTCAAGAGGACTGCGTTCCTGACTTCCTCCTCGATTGTCTGCGCATTGGACACGGAGCAGCGTTGGCGAAACGAGCAGTAAGAGCAGGCAGAAAGGTCGTGTTGAAACTTCTCAATAACAGGTATTCGTTCTTCTTCTGCCTCTTCGAATCTTCTTTGCATTCCCTTCCAAACGTCAAGGATTAGTTTGAAAACGGAATCAATCTCCTCTGAATCAATGGGATATACATACGTTCCCCCACTTGCCAGAAGCATGAATCCGGCAGAAGTAACGTTCTTGTCTCTCTTAATGAGCGGTAAAGCATACGTCAAAACCTGTCTAGGGTCTGGTTTGCTCCACCCAGTCTTGTAATCCCAAACTTGAACTCCGTATTGATCTCTTGTAACAAGGTCAATTATGCCTCTGAAGAAGCATGAGGAGTCTTCAAAGTCAACTGTGTTCCATTGTTCGTCGAATCCGAAGCGTAGCTCAACGGCAACTGGATTTAGACCTTCTAACATATTGACGCCCATTCTGAATCTTTGAAGTGCAGTGGTATAATTCCGTTGAGGTAGTTCTAAGAGGGACGCTTTTGCCTGCAGCTCATCACCCGACTTCACGTAGATTTCTAATGCCTCGTGTACTGCCGACCCGATCTTCATTGCATCGGTCGGCTTGTCCTCGAGGTGCATCACATACCGATAGAAGAATTTCCTCGGGCATCTCAGAAATGTGTCTATTCTGCTCCACGAAAGGGGCAGCAGATCGATTGCTTGCATTGCATATCCTCCTTTCCAGATAATTGTCTGAAACCAGAAGCTGAAAGAAAACGTCCGCGAACGCTTGCAGATCACTCATGCGAGATCACTCGATCTGGGAACAAGTCATCGACAGTGCAGTTCAACGCTCGCGCAATCTTCTGTATTGTTTTCAGTCTGGGCATTGCTCCTCGCCAGTTTGTCTCAACAATGAATACAGTGCTTTTTGACAAACCAGTGACGTCGGCAAGGCCTTGAATTGTGAACCCCCGTAATTCTCGGAATTCCTTAATGCGATTCTGAAGTCTCACTGGCGTGAACCTCCTTTGCGATAAGTCAATCTAATTATATCATTTTGCTGATAGTACTCACCCATAGATCACTATCATGATATTGACACGCGTTATATCATTCTTGTAAAATTAGTTGGGTGATGTATATGAGCATTGGTGAAAGAATTCGAAGCAGGCGAGAGCAAAAGGGTATGACCAGAGATGAACTTGCTAAAGCCGTTGATATGTCTTTGACTGCTCTTTACATGTATGAGACAGGAAAGCAGGTTCCGTCTACTGTTCCGATAGTTAAGATAGCTAAAGCCCTAGACGTTTCAGTTGACTATCTGGTGGGATTAGAAAAGATTGTGTTGGACGTCATTCCCTTCTTAGACATCAACTCAGAGTTGAATCCGCTTAACGAGGAGGGCAAAGTAGGTCTTATGCCAAAAGTATTTGAAGCAGATTTTGCAACGGAAGCTCCCGACAACGCAATGTATCCTGCATTCAGTAAGGGAGAGGTCATATTCGTGCGCATCACCGAATTGAAAGACGCAAATGGCAGGGTGGTGTTGATAAAGTCTAAAGGCAAACCGACTTTAAGGCGGCTAAGCCTCGAGAGCGGTAAGGTTATTCTGAAACCAGATAACCCATCAGAGGAGCCTCAGACGATTGATATGCTCTCATTCAAGACTGGTGAATTTGAATTTGTGGGAGTTGTTGAAGGTAGAGTGGAAAGAACATAAAGGGCGGATGAAACCGCCCTTTAATTCATGCTGAACTTGTGGTTCTCTCCTAGAAAGTCTATGAGTACAGTGTTAGTTATTTTGTTATTCGGAGTCACTGACACACTTTCATTCCCAACGGACTTAACACATATGCTAATCTCGCTTCTCTTGACCTTCATGTTGAACACCTGCGCGTACTTATAAAGATGTTCTTCCAGTGCAACTTTCAATAACAAGGCTTGCTTCCGATCTTCTGCTTCGGGTGTTTTTCCAATGAGCGTTCTAATCAAATCCAACCAGGGGTTCAATTTTCACTCCAACTCTAGGAACAACTGATAGTCGTCAACAAAGCTGCTCATGTCCGCGGCCGCTTTTCTGCACCTTCTGTAAGCGTTCTTAGACTCTTTTTCGTTTCCTCCGACGGCAGACTTAAAGTTCTCAAACAATTTGAACCTTTCGAAAACCGCGGCATCGTGCGAAAGAATACGCAGAATTTCGCCTTCTGTGGGCGTGTAATGTTCAACGAAAGGGAAAACATAGCTGCGCTGCTTATAACCTTTTCTCATCAATGTCACCTTCCATTTTGCGTATCCTGTGTACGTTTCCGACGGTATTCTTGTTTTCTTCATTGTGATTCCTTCAAATCGCGCGAAATCTTCAGCGGTCATCTTCTCCTCCTAGGCATCGAGAGCAAATCCTGTAATGATTATACGAGTACAAGCTGATGAAATCTACACTGTTCTTTGGGCGAGTTATCGAATGCACGTAAGTCATGCCTCGAGGAATGTTTCTCTTGCAGATGGTGCAGACACAAGCAGTGTTACCTTTGCTAATCAGCTGTTCCTGTGATTTTATTTCCCTATCCTGCTTCGATTCCTTTTCGGATATTATCTTTTCTGCTTCTCTAAAATCTGACCATGCGTCCACTAATCCCATTTCATTCCTCCTGTCAAGAGAAAGACCCCCGACTGGGGGTCTCATATATTCAGGGGGAACAAGCGAAGCAGTATTCACACACAGTGGTCAGAACCGTAAGAAGTAACTGCTATCAACGCCACCCTGATAAACAGGGAGCTACCGCGTCGGATATGTTCTTCACCGCGAAGTAACCGACGCACTCGCCACTGATTCTTCTAATTAAGACGGGGAACTTTCGCAAACGGAACGTGTATGCTCTACCGTTGAGCTATGAGCCTCGCGGCTCATTCGGACTCGAACCGAAAACCGTACCCTTACAAAGGAAGTAGCCGTTCACTGCGCCACCGTCTAACTATTATTATATCATTATTCTGAATCTGATTCAAGATTCTCTAACGATTGAATGTAATCAACGACCGCTTCCGAGAACCCTGAAATGTGTGTGTAAGTTCCGTAACCGACACCATTTTCGCATGTTGCAGGATTGATTATGTACGCCTTCTTGCATCTGGGCGACGCTATTCCGTCCGCGCTTTGCTCGTCCGTGAATACAATAAACCTGTCATAGTCAAGTGCTGCGTTAACGTATTGAACCGCTTCTCTCAGGTACGTGGAAGAGTGAATCTGAGAAGATACAATTGCGTCTCTGAGAGCGAAGCCTCGCCTAGCAGGCACTTTCACAACGCAGTTTGAGAAAGTGTAAACATGAACGTCCTCGCACAGCTCTCTCACTATCATTGCGAGCGCGCACGCTGCGTCCATTCTTGTCATGTCTGATTTGCCAGACACTTCATTCTCCATTGACCCTGACACGTCGATCAGAAGGACGGTTCTGCCTTCGAATTTCGAGTAGCGCTGCAATCTCCTAATCATGTACCTTTCCAGATCGGGCTCGAAGTCAATTGCCGCCCTCGCAGCGGCTATGAACCTGAACGGAAGGATTTTCGAGAATGTAAGCCTATCTCCGTACGCGCTGATTACCTCTCTAGTTATTCCTGCCTGTTGCATGTTTCTCAAGTTTCGCAGGAAAGCTAGGTCTCCTAGCTTGTTTTCGTTCATCAACCTTCCAAACGTCTCTGCCTTATCCTTTCCTGCCGAAAGGTTAGTCTCCCACGTGTCTGGTGTAGTAAGTTCATCATTTGCTATCCTCCTGAACAGTTCATGCTCTGCTTCGGAGATTGGTTTAGGGTGAACCATGAACATTACATCTCTGATTCGTATTGCCGCGCTGTTCTTATCGTTCTTCGCCAGTGCGTACTCGCTGAACTTATGGAAACATGCAGAGAGTCCTTTTTTTAACTGACTTGCAAGTGGGACTTTTCTTCCAGCCCTGCTCCAGTAAAGGGAGATGAGTTCTCCCATCTCGTCTGCCCTGTTCACAACTTCAGAAATGAGACTCGCCACAGCACCTTTGTGCTTTTCGCTGCCTAGCATAGATACAACTATCCAAAAAGGTGCGTGCCTTAGGTGCATGTCTTTGCGTGCCTGAATGGCAAGGTTGGCGATAGCTTCGGTATCAGGGATCTCTCTTACAAGATTGGAAATTCTGTTCGAGATCGCCACTCCGTCCTCGTAGAATGTGTCCTCCCATAACATGCAAGCAAGGATCGCCCTTCTTAGTTGTTCAAATGCTGAAATTCTTGACGCTTTGCCTCCTTCGTGCGTCGAAGGTGCGTTACTGCGAATGTTCATTCTCACTTTCTACCTCCTTATCCCATCGGTCAAACTCTAAATCCACTCTCTTCTCGATTATTGATCTGAACTTCTGCTCAACATAGTCCTTTATGATCTGCACTCGTACTACGAAAACTTTGTTAATACTCTCGTTGAGCAAGACAGGGTGAATCCGTTGAGCTTTGCCGTCAGACGACAGCGCGTGAATCACGTTCGACTCTGCGGACAATACGTAGTAATACCTTCCGTCTGTGTCACTCAATATGTCTCCTTCTTTCACAGACCTTACAAATATCGTGTTCAAGAACTCACCTCCATTCTCTTGCGTATGGTTTTTGAATCTGGAAACAAGCGTAGGGAAAAACATCATGCTAGCGACCAGTACTCCCTATTCATGACAATTTGTGAATTTGTTTTGAGTTTAATGTTACAAATGTTATCATCGTTATTAACCGATGTTCATGAGAGGAGGAAGTCGATGTGATAAGAAAATCATGTTTACTGATTCTATTAATTGCTTCACTCGTTGTATTTGCTTCAACAAAGTTGCCGCCTACAGGCGTTTGGGGGAATGTTGGTTTAGAACCGTGGCCTGTATTTGGACCTGTGGACTCCGCTGAAGTGCACATTTCTTTCCTTAGGGAATCGTTTGGTAAGGTTTTCGAAGAAGAGCTTCAATGGATGAGAGTTATGGAATATGATGAGCATGGAAATCTTTCATATTCCGTCCTCAACGACAGCTTCTTCTATGGATTTTTTGACTATAGCGTGGATGTGATCGAGATCGAATATAACGCAGCTGGGAAAATTGTCTCTTTGGTTAAGAGAGGAGGCTCTTCAAAAGTACGAAGTCCCATATTGAACGAATTCAAATTCAGTAGCGAAAGTAGAATTAATTTCATTTATGATTACGACGGTGAAACTCTCCTCAAAAAAGAGGTCTACAACTATGGACCCAACTTGGATGAACTCTATACGTATGAATATGAAAACGGAAAGATGAAAGAAGAACTCGGATACAATGGTGAGGGTGAACTCGCTCAACGAAAAGTCTTTGAATATAATTCCATAGACGAACTAATACTTGAGACGACAATTCTCCCATCGGGAGATCGCAATGAAAGGCGTATTAGCTATGAAGATGGACAAGTATCCTTGATTGTTGAGACAAGTGGATCAGAAACAATAACAAGAATGTTTGAAGGTGGTCGTATAGTTCAAGAAACAGGCATTAGAGAGTTTGCTAATGAATTTGAATACCACATATACACAGGTGGCGGGTTTTGGGTGAAGACCCATTTGGTTGAACCTTCTTACAAAAAGGACGAGACGCTTGCGTTCCCCTACAAATCGAGATATAGGCGTTATTACAAGACCGACACCTACGGTAATATAATCGAGGTTCTTGATTGTGCCGTAATTGATAGGTTCGGAGAATCGAAAGAGGTTCCAATCTATAAGCTATATTTTACTATTACCTATAGAAGCAGTTGACGCGACATATATCTATTAGTAGACTAGGGCTTGTTGATTGGTAGACTTCATTTATTAGTTTACAAAGCGTCCTAATATTGCATCAGAGTTGCAGTGAAAGAACACCACATTTTTCAGTCTACCATTCTCAATCCTAAGATTGCCGAAGAGGCTAGAAGACTCTTAACACCTCTTTTGCTCAACAAATCACTCTATCATTGTTCGTAGCGATCGCTATCTTCACTTATCAGGCTTTCTACTCTGAGTCCTCCTTCGCTTACCTGAGTAATAAAATACTGGAATCCGTCTCCTTCTATTTGCTTCAGGAACTCCTGCTGCGTCTCGGGGTCTAGACTCTCAAATCGATCCACGCAGATGAGTCTAAGAGTACCTGAAGTGACTTTTGCAATCTCTAAGGACAGGCGAATCTGCTGGCTAGTAGATAGGTTCTTAATGGGCAATCCGTGAATCGTAATCTCTCCGACTTCGTCGATTCCCAGACCCTCAATCGGAGAACAGGCAGACTCGAGAAGTGTTTGAGGAAGCGATCTTGCCAACTTGACCCTGTCGTCGTACACCTTCTGCTTTTCCGTTGCCTCAATAATCTCGCGCGAAAGCCTGTCCACATTGTCTGATATGGGTAGCAAAGCCTTCATTTTTTCGGTCGTGTCTGCGAGTTTTTCCAGCGCCTCAATTTCTACCTCGGAATGCTCGGAAAGGAACGCACGCGCCTGATTCTCTTTGACCTCGACCGCTTGCAGTTCCTGATTCATCTGTTCCTGAATCATTCGAATCTTCTCTTCCGCGTTCTTCCTGATTAGATCCTTCTTGTCCTGCGCGGTGGCAAGGAACTCGGTCGCGCGCTGGACAGCGTAATTGTTGTCCTTCGCCTCGGACACCTTGTCGTAGATTTCTTTTACCGTTGTATCCCTCCACAGTTCTGGTTTGTAGTCGGGTGGCAGTTGTCTTTTCAGCGTTGCTCTTTCGCTTTCTATCTTTTTCAGCTCTGCGTTTGCCGCACGCCTTCTCTCGTAGTAATACTCCTCAAGAGACTTCACGACCTTTACTCCATGCGGTGAATAATCGATCTCAGGCACTTCACCGAACCATTCTTGAACCTGTTCCTTACTAACGGAAATCGGAATCGTTGAAAGCAGCAGATCGGTTTGTGCCTGCGGTTTCTCCTGAAGGAAGTCAACGGGATTGAAGGCAAATCCACCCACCAGACCCTTCAAGAACGTCTCTGGTTTGGGTATCCTGACTCCCTCTCCGTCCTCCACCTTAACCGACGTGGTCGCGCCCACTTTTCTTTCGATCTTCATGCCGTCTTCGAACTCGACAAGGAGAACTGCTTCGTCCTCTCCGTCCTTAATAAACTTCGCCCTTCTCTCGCTGTTGAAGATCGCCTTTTCTATTGCCTCAAGAATCGATGTCTTGCCCGATCCATTCTTGCCCTTGATGAGATTTACCTGACTAGGTTCGATAACCTTTTCTTTAATGCCTAAAGCGTTGCAGATTTCTAACCTCTTAATCATCTTGAACCTCCCCTTACCATGTATTCTGCTTTCCGCATGTACGCGAAACCATACTCCTTCCTAATGAACTTAAGTGCTGCTTTCACTGAATCGAAAAGCAACACGTTGTCCTCTGCTCCGTTCTCAACTATTCCAATCCGACTGCCCTTCTTATACATTCCTGCCAAAGCGATACCTTCTTTCGGGTGCCTCAGATCAGTGACGAGCTGGTAACTCGCATTCTCGAGATCCTTTCGGGACTTATACATTCATATCAACCTCCTTAATAGAAGCAGCCCCGAAGGGCTGCTACACTGTCACTTTCGCTTGCTCTATAAACTTCTGCGCTATCTTGTCGGAAGCACTGAACAGTTTCGCGATCTCAGGAAACGGTCTCCCATGAGACCAGCTCATAACATAACTGGCGGTGTACTCGGAACTGTCCAACCCGAAGGCAGACATGATAAAGAAGGAAGCTGTCTGCACCACTATCTCTTCGTCTGCAAGAAGCAGCCCTTCAGGTGCGTTCTGGTGCGCCCATTCGTGCAACAAGGTGGACAACTCCTGTGCTGTCGGTTCTGTACTCTTGACAAAGATTTTCTTTTCGCCCTTGTAGGTGTACCCTTTTTCTAGGGAGTCGCGGTCGTAGAAGTTTATCTCATAGCGGGCAGCTCTGAGATCGGAAGTAACCATTTCTAAGAGGTCGTCCGCACTCCCTTCTATTCTTACCTCGGGAAGCGGCTCTCCTTCTGTTTGCTCGTAGTCGTAAGTGTACCCCTGAGAGTACCCTACTAGGCGCTTCTCGACCTTGTTCTCAACCGTGCCGTCGTCCTTTTCTTCCTCATACTTAACGGTAGAAAAGTTAGGAACGAGGATAGGGATTCCTTTCTCGCCCTTCTTCACATGCCTCCCGAAACCTTTCCAAGTGTTGAAGGAAGCGCACAGCGACGCGTTAGGCTTCACGCTGAGAATAAGGAGACGATTCCAAAAAGAGTATTGATGGAATCCAGAGTAGAACCTCGCTATTTCTTTGAGTTTGTCGCTCTTCAGCCATTCGTAGAATGCCTCTTCTAGTTTCTTGCTTGCCTCTGCAATGTTCATCTAGCACCTCCTAGTAGAAGTCGCGTTCACTAACACCGTTAAGTGCGCACTCTCCGTGCCTCTCAAGGTAATCCTCGGTCTGAAGATCCTCTTTCAGCCCTTCGATCTGATTTCTCACGTCCTCCAGCTCCTGTTCCGTGAGAGCGGTCTCGTCGTCCCACATGCCCGAGGCAAGGACGTACTCGAGATGGTCTAATTCATATAGCAGCTTGCTCCTGTATCCCATTGTTCACCTCCGCATATATCCACGCCCACTTTTCTTCGGGCAGGTTTGGAACGATCCACTTCGTGTAACTCTCCTTTAGGGTGTTGAGAGAGGAAAGGTTCGGTCTCACTAGGGGAGCCATTGCTACGAAAAGATCCTGCAAAAGCTCGTCTGGAAATTCCATCATGAGTTCGAGTCTGTCAACTATGTCTAACTCGCTCATGAGATCGACCGCTTCGTTGATCGCTTTCTTAGCATCTTTCTCAGTTGGATAAATTTGGTAGAGCTTCAGATAGAATTGAATGGTTCTGAACCTTGAGATAATCATTCTTCACCCCCATATCCGACACCGTTGGGAATGCAGATTATTCCGTACTCATTAGTGAGGTCGGTGTCCATCTCGAGACCCAGAACATGAAGATACTCTCTAAATCTTTCTAAGGACTCGTCGGTCATATCCTCGATAACTTGTCCTAGGTCTCCTATCGGGAATCCTGAGATGTTATCGTACACCGTGATATATCCCTTTCCGTTCTCCTGAATCATGTTGAACGCTTGCACAGCGTCAACCCACTCTCTGTTGCTCCCATAGACCTTACTCAATTCTTCGACAGTCATATTGGCTCCTTTATGGATTCGTTGAGGTAGAACCTCCTGCCCCACCTCAAGATGTATGCTCCCTTTCTTCCCATGTAGATTAGATTCGCCCTAGTGTTGCCCCCTTCGAGCGGAACGGTAACGGCATAGTCAGAGATGCCAAAGATGAGTCCAACGATAAGGAATCCTGGATAGCACTGGCACGCGTACCTTCCGTTGAAAAGAAGCGGTTGAGCACTGTACTTCTGGTTTGCCCTAATGCACCTTTCCAGTAACTGATCTCTCTCTTCCATAATCTCTCCTCCTTTATTTGCTGAAAATAAAGCTAAACGGCTTTAGAGAGGCAAGGATAGCTCCTTGCCCTACTAGAACGGTTTAACGTAGTAGAAAGCGTGTTCTGTTTCCACCTTTCCTGCTTTCATAGCGTCGATGATCTGTTCCCATGTGAGGTTAGGAAAGGAATCCAAAAGGTAGTCTTTGCACGCTTTGACTCCCACCCACTGTGCTAACTCCTCGTCTTTGTACCTTCGATAGATGAAGACTTTGTGATGCTTCAACCACAAGTCCTCGAGATCCCACTTGCTGAAACCCGCGTGGTATATATGGTCGGGGAGTTCTATCGCTTTCCCTTTGGGACGCTCCGAGGCAGCTTCGTACACGTAGCCTTTATTGACTATGTACCAACTCATAGGCTCAATAAGGCAACGAAACTCTTTAGCGCGCCAGTGGCATCGTTCAGGTTGGAAGAGTAGTAGTGCATTACTGGATTGCCGCCCTTAGTGACCTCAACCCCCACTCGGTAATCGCCGTCTGGTTTGTGCAGTGAAGTGTGGATAGTCAAACCGTTCTTGCCGTTGAAATCTCGAAGTTTCGACAGTAACTCCTGAACCAAAAGAACCTTTCTGCTCATTGCTGCACCTCCTATGTAAAGTTCCTAGTTTCAAAAAGTGCCTCACGTCGCGTGAGGCTAATGTAATGAAGCGGTTTTGAAGCGTAGTACGTAGTATTGGTGTTGCTTGTGGGAAAAAGTGTGCCCCCGAAGGGGCGATAATAGGGGGTAGTGTACCGAGTCGACTTCCTCATGCAGGAATGCCTCCTAGCATCAAGAATCCCACAGGTTCATTCCGTAACCGATCTGCTTGCCTTCGAGCAAGAACAAGATCGCTTCTCCCAGCTCTTCGTCTTCTTCTGCGGAGATTTTCACTGAGTCAATCTCATACTCCAAAGGCCAGTTTGGCTGAGTCAACAATCTAACTTCCGTATCTTCGCCGTGCGCTTCTTCGAAGTCCTCTAAGGTTTCGATCAATTCTCTAACGGTCATCACTATCCCTCCTTCACCATTCGTACCGTGTGTATAGCATCAGGCAGATCGACATTATTCCTAAACCATGCGAATGCCTTTTTCTTGCTCTTCTCGGTTGTCTTATACTCGGTTAGTTCGCCTTTGCACTTCACAATGAACTTCCACATGACTGCCACCTCCTTAGGATATGGAAAGGGCGATTCCTCGCCCCTCCCATAAGTAACGAGGTCAGGAAAGTTTCTCGATTTCTTTTGCCAATGCTGCGCTTACGTTAGGCGTAAGAATTCCCTCCACGACTTCCTCAAGTTTCTTCCCAGTCAAAGTGCTGAGAGTCTTGAGTTTGCTCATCAGTGTATCGGGCAGACCATATTTACCCCGCAAGGATATTGGAGATAAATAGAAGAACAGATAGGATAGAAGAGTAGAGAGGGGGTAAGTATGAAAGGGAAGAAGCAGAGGAGTTTTAGTTCTGAGTTTAAGATTGAA